TCGACCTCGATGCGGTCCTTCTGAACGTCGGCCCCGGCGGTCAGGAACAGCCCGCCCGCAAGGACGATGCCCGCTTTCCAACGCTCGCGCCGATCGTAGAGCCGCTGCCAGTCCGGTGCCTCGCCGGTCTCGACCCAAGTCTCGCCGAGGATCGTGTTGCGGAACGCCTTGATCGCCTCGTCCGACCCCTGGGCCGCCTCCCAGCTTCGCGCGATCCGCGCCCAGCTCAGCCAGCCCACCGGCGAATAGAGCGCCGACAGATGGAAGCCGATGGTCGAAGGGTCTGCCGCTTCCGCAGTCGCGCGCCACTCGCCCGCGTTCAGCATGGCCGTCTTGTGGTGCTCGGCGACGTGCTGCTCGCAGCTCTCGCAGTGATAGGAGGCCGTTTCCGGCCGCCCCTTGTCCCAGCGCAGCCGCTCGAACTTGAGCCATTGCCGGTGGCCGCAATGCGGGCACGCCACGAAGAACCGGCGCTGGTCCGAAGCTTCATATTCCCGTTCGATCCGGCTCAGGCCCCGGATCGTCGGCGTCGAGACCAGGAACACCTTGCGCCGGTGTGCGAAGGTCAGGGAGCGCGCCTCGGCCAGCGTGACGGGATCGCCTTCCTCGTCGGCCGAGCCCGGATAGGCGTCGACCTCGTCGAGAAAAATGTATCGCGCCGGCGTCGATCGCAGACCGACCGCCGAGTTGGCGCCCGTCATGATCAGAATGCCGCCCGCGAATTCCTTCGACAGCATGGTGTTGCCGGCATCGCGCGAGCGCGCCGGCTTCACACGGTGCCGAAGCTCCGGGCTCTCGTCGATCAGCGGATCGATGCGCTGGCGCGAGTTGCGCTTGGCCAGTTCCACGGTCGGCTGGACCGCAAGCATCGGCCCCGGCGCCTGGTGGATGGCGAAGCCGATCCAGTTGTTGCCGGCCTCGGTCGCGCCGACCTGCGCGGCCTTCATGAAGACGATGCGCTGCACCGCGGCTCCCGGCGAGAGCGCGTCCATGATTTCGCGCATGTAGGGCGTGCGCGCGGTGCGATAGCGCCCGGGTTCGGCCGAGGCGCGGCCAGAAAGCATCCGGTGCCGGTCCGCCCATTCCGAGACGGTCAGGTCNGGGTCGGGCCGCAGCCCGTTGCCCCAGGCGCGCAGGATCTCGCCCGCGCCGTCGAANTCCGTCAGGCCATCATCATCACCGGAAGTCGGGCCGGACCTCGGCAAGCTCGTCGAGGTGGGCGCGTACATGATTCTCCAGGACCTTCTGCATCGCGGCTGGCTCCACGGTGATCTGCTGGCCCGTCGCTTCGCTGCATGAGGCCGAGAGCTCGGCCGCCATCAGCGCCGCCGCGCGCGGAGGCCAGTTCACCCACGTATCCCGTTCCTCCCGCGCCAGCCGGAACACCAGCGCCAGCGCGCGGGCCCGCTCAATCAACTCCCCCTTCAGCTTCTGCAGCCGGATGCGCCGCTCCTGCGCCTTCAGCACCTCGTTCGCGGTCTTGGCCTGGAGGAAGGTCGTGCCGCCGCCGACCGCCGGGACCGCCAGACCCTGTTCGCGCAGCGTGTCGCCGACCGCGGCCACCGCCGCCTCGGGGACCGGCTTCAGCTTCGGCGCGGGCGGCTTCTTCGTCTTCGACGGGTCCGTCGTTTCGGCACGCCGGGCGTCGCTGGCGGCCGCGTTGATGCTGCCGTCCGGATAGAGGACCAGCCGCTCGGCCGTCTTCGCCTTCTGGATCGCGCCCCGCGACAGCCCGACATGCGCGGCGTACTGGCGCTCGCTCATGCCCTGCATCGGCGGCTCCGATTATCATTCAAGATCATGTGCTTATCGAGTTGATAAGCGTCGCCACCGGAGCGAACGTCCATCCCACAAGGACGATGCAACTCACCAAGGAGCCACCCCGATGACCCGCCGCGCGACCGACAACACGAAAGCCCTCGATGCCTTCATCGCCGCCAAGACCGAGATCGACGCGATGCTGGAGCGGCTCGCCGCGCTCAGCGCTGACCATTTCGAGACCCACCCCGACGAGATCAACTGGGGCCATGTCGGCACCCTGAACTACTACAGCGCCAAGCTGCGCGAGATCACCGACATGGCCTTCAACGAAGGCGAACACGCCGAGTAAGGCGACACGCTCCCGGTCCCGCCCGCCGACTGGCGGGCTCGACCTCGTAGAAGGGCCCGCATCCCGCGCGCCCCGATACGGGAGACGACGATGACCAAGCTTTCCGACACCCAAGCCCTGATCCTGAGCGCCGCCGCCCAGCGGCCCGAGCACATCGCCCTGCCGCTGCCCGAAAGCCTGCGCGGTGGCGCCGCCGCCAAAGTGGTCGGCGCAATGCTCTCCAAGGGCTTCCTCGAAGAGGTCGACGCCGACATGCGCAACGGCGAGCCCGTCTGGCGCGAGACCGGCGACGGCCACGGCGTCACGCTGGTCGCCACCGACGCGGGCCTCGCCGCCATCGGCATCGAGACCGAGGACGGGAAAACCGCGCCTGCGGGCGCGACGGACGCGGCGACCGAGGAGCCCGCGCCGGACACCCCCACCGAACCGAAGGCCGCGCCCAAGACGCGGACGCCGCGCGAGGGCACCAAGCAGGCGACCCTGATCGCCATGCTGCGCGCGCCGGACGGCGCGACCATCAAGGAGATCATGGCTGCGACGGGCTGGCAGTCGCACACGGTGCGCGGCGCGATGGCCGGGGCGCTGAAGAAGAAACTCGGGCTCGAGGTGACCACGGAGAAGATCGAGGATNGTGGGCGGGTCTATAGCCTGCCGCGCGGCTAGCGCCACGCATCACGCCAGTCGAAATGCCGCCGTCCCTCGGGGCGGCGGCTTCTTTGTATCAAAGCGAAATGTTCCAGTAGTCGAGCACCTTGCGGACATCATCCCGAGGATAGTGCGGGCCAGCAGATGCTAGATCCTTGCGAATGACGGCCTTCCTGCGGTCTGCCGCGTCCTTGATCCGCGCCGAGAACTTGGCCGTGCCGAGAGGGAGCGAGGGCCGATCAGGCTTCGGCCAGCTTTCCGGGTAAGCGCCCCAATCCGACCATTCCGCCACCTGCCGCGAGTTGTCTGCGACCTCCTCATGGTCACAAGACCAACCGTAGAGTTGCAACGCGCATACGCGCAGCATCATCTTTACTTCGGTCATGACGTCCGTGAATGCCTTTAGTGGCGTGGGGAGAAGGAGCATATTTGCCACGCAGGAAAAGAAGCGCCGATCCTGCACCACGGCGTTACTGATCTGATAAGCGGTATCATCCACACCCCATATATGGCAACATGACCAGTTCGGCCGTTCCCCGGCACGAAGGCCCAGTGCGAGCGTCAGAGCCTTGTTCGCGTGAATGTTTCCTTCGAATTTGTGGATGATCGCGCCCGTCTGCCGATTACGGTTCATCTGCGGCTCGGACCAGTTCGCCTTATAGAACAGGGCTCGTCGCGCGTGTTCTGGATACCAGACGGGAAGATACTCGAATGTCCGCGGATCGACCCATCGCGCAGTCTTCTCGATCAACCCCATCACATCTCCGAGGCCGAGTTCTCGCCGCAAAGCCTCTAGGCCGTCTGGAAGCAAGTCGGCGGCGTCGCTATTTCCTTCTTCTTGGTTCTGCAGCACTACAATCTCAATCCCAAATCTCTGGGCGGCGAATTAGATCAGCCGCCGTCTCCAACTCGGAGAAACCATAGGATCTGAGTGGTATAGCGGCAACTTCGAAACCGCTTGGTGGTGTCGGCCTAACGCTGGTGTTCCTTTTCCATGGCGCATCGGATCACCTCGAACAGGCGCCGCAGGGCGAAGGATCGTGCGATGCTCACCACGGTGAACACCGCGCCCATCTTCAGGTTCTGCGCCAGCGTCGTGTGCAGCCCGAAGACCGGGAAGATCAGGATCTGCGTGACCACTGCGACGCCGTAGCCGACGATCACGTTGGCGACGGACTCCACCAGCGACATGAGGCGGGACTGCTTCATGCCGCTGCCTCATCCATCGGCCAGCAGTTCAGCCGCCAGAGTTCGTAGCGCATGTGCCGCAACCAAGGGGACCACTCCGTTGCCACAGAGGCGAAGGCGGTCCACCCGGTAGGCCAGCCCATCAGCGCCTCGACGAACAGCGGGTTCAAGGTTCGGCGCGCATCGGAGGTATCGCTCCCAGCCATCGGCGTCACCAGGACCTGGCGGCCAAGCAGGCCGTTCACTGGCGTGTTCGCCAGTTTCGTCGCCCCGTCCTTGTGATCGCGCGCCGTCGGCGTCATCCACATCCCGGCCGCATGGGTCAGGTCTGCTGTCCGCCGGTTGCCCGCGCTCGGCTTGCATCCGTCGTTCGCCATCGGCGTCGGCCAGTCCCGCGCCATCCGGTCCAGACCCTTCTCGTTCTTCCGCTCGCCACCCCGACTGCGGAAGCTGTCGATCTGGGGCGTCGGCCAAAGTGCTGCCGTCGTCGCGAGGTTCATGCCGTGCTGCCCCGCTTCCTGCGACGGCGTGGGTTTCGTCTGCCGGTTCTCGTTGGCGCTGGCCCTCGGCGTCGGCCAGAGCCGCAGCATTTCCGTCCGGTTCCCGCCACTCGACCGGGTGCCAGAGCAGGCGCGCGGGGTCGGCCAGGTCGTCCCCCTCTCGGATGGCGAGGATGAACAGCCGCTCACGCTTGTGGGGCGCGCTGACTTCCGCCGCCGTGAAGAGGCCTGCCGCAAGGCGGTAGCCCATTCCGACCAGTCCTGCGGCGACCTCGGGGAATCCGAGCCGCAGATGATGGGCGACATTCTCAAGGAAGACGAAGGGCGGTTTGATTTCGCCGATGATGCGGGCGACATGCGGCCAGAGGTGGCGTGGGTCGTCCGCACCCCGGCGCTTGCCCGCGACGGAGAACGGCTGGCACGGATAGCCCGCAGTGACGATATCCACCGCGCCGCGCCATGGGCGGCCGTCGAAGGTTCCAACGTCGTCCCAGACAACAGCCTGATCCAGGGACGCGTCTTCCATCCGCGCCACGAGAGTGGCTGCG